GTACACCACGAACAATTGGGAAGCGATGGGCAAGTTTGTCCTCGAACACCAAGTGCCCGAGTTGTACGAGAAGCGGCTCCACCAAGGCAACATCCAACAATTTCTTGAGGAGCATCCAGACTTACTGCCGCCCGGACTCAACGTGGACAGTGAGTACACCATAACTGTGAGGAAAGAATGATGAACGACCAATACGTCTCCATTGAAGATGTAGCCAAGTACTACTCGGTTTCGGTGTCAACAGTCCGTACGTGGATTCGCACGGGCAAGCTGACACCATCCGATTTTCTGAAGCTAGGCAACACGTACCGATTCAAGATCGCTGACGTGGATGCGGCTCTGCGCCGCAAGTCTGCTGATGAAGCCCCCGCACCTGTCGAGGCAACCGCCGCGACTACTGCCGACTCTACTGCCCCTGTGCAGTTGGAGTTGAACTTTAACCCTGATCAAGACGTGTAAGGAGAATGAGATGAAACGAAAAATTACTGCAATCGCCCTCGTGACTACCGCCCTGCTGACCGCATGCGGCAAACAAGAAGTGTCGTTCGATACGCTGGAAACCCAGCGCAGTATCGCCAATGACAACAGCCGCTACAACGCACAGAAGTGGCGTGCTGAGAACGGCTTCGAGAAGAACAACATCTTGGGGCGTGGTGACAGCACCCAGCAAGCCAGTTGCCCACAAGGTGACGGCTGGGCGAGTGTTGACCTGATCGACGCAAAAACAAAAGCGGTGGAAGTCAAACTCAAGTGCTCCACAGTTTCGGGCAACCTCGGTTGCTACAAAGATGAGGACTTCAAAGCACGTGCTGTCTTGGCAAAGCAAGAGAACACCTGCAACAACGAAATCCCCAAGACCCTCAAGAAGATCGAGCAATGAGCACGGTCGGTATTTTTGCTGGGCGTGGTGACGTGCTTGTGGCGATGGCCTTCGCTATCCTCATCGGCTTTTACCTCGGCTACAAATGGCGCGGACTGGTTAACTGGTTCGCAAATCGTAAATTGAAAAAGGAAATGACAAATGTCTGAAACCGAATACTCGGTAAACATGTTGACCGATAAGCAACATGACCAACAACTGCGCGCACAAGCAGTGCACTTCGCTGTCACTGCGCTGAGAGATAGTCCTTTGGAAGATGGTGATGTCACCAAGCTGGCTAAAGGAATTTATGAATTTATCAAAGGAGAATGAAATGTCTGAACTCACACTGTTTAAGAGCGGCCTCCCCGCATACCTGAAGAACCTGCAAGAAGATGACACCACCAACTCGTTGGCTGGTGGCGAAGGTGGTCAACGTCGTATCTCCATCAAGGGCGGCGTGTTCCGCGAGATGGTTGGTAACAAAGAAGTGCGTACGAGTGAAGAACGCTCCATCGGCGTGATCATCATCAAAGCCGCACCGAGTGTGCACCGCACCTACTTTGCTGGTACGTATGTCGAAGGTCAAAACGCCTCACCTACCTGCTGGTCGAGCAACAACCAAACGCCTGACGCATCGGTACCCGCCGATCAGAAGCAAGCCAACAAGTGCATGGACTGCGCACAAAACATCAAGGGTTCTGCATCTCAAGGTGATGGTCGTGCATGCCGCTTCAGCCAGCGTATCGCTGTGTTGTTGGAAGGCGAGACAGCCAAGCGCGAGGTCTACCAAGTCATCTGCCCAGCAACATCTGTGTTCGGTGATGGCGAGAAGGGCAAGCTCCCTCTGCAAGCGTACGGTCGTCACCTCAAAGCACACAACACACCTGTTGCTGGCGTGATCACTGAGATGCGTTTTGACACGGCGTCCCCAACGCCGAAGCTGGTGTTCAAGCCAGTGCGTCCTATCACTGAGGAGGAGTACCACGATGTCGAGGCAACTCGCAACAGCCCCGAGGCTGATGAAGCCATCAAGCTGAACGTGGTGATCAAACCCAAGGATGGTGCCGCACCTGCGCCAGCACCCGCACCGAAAGCCGCACCTGCACCCAAGGCAGAACCCAAGGTTGAGAAGGTGCAAGCTGAAGAAGTGGAAGAACCAAAGAAGGCTGAAAAGAAGTCTACCCCCGCCGCCACGTCAGCACCTGCGCTGACCGATTTGGTTGACGGTTGGGACGACTGATCTTTGACATGGGGGTGGGTCGCTCCCACCCCCTCTTTTTTCTTTCACTCCACTTCAGAAGGCGGTCATGCAAACACAAGAATTTTTGAACACAGTCCTGAGTGGAGAGGGTTACTACTGCATTTTCGGCGCGAAGCAAGACAAGAAGATTCAGAAGTTTTACCTATCACTGGAGACAGCAAGTTCAGTTGCAGAGGACATGGCGCGTAATGGATACGATGCCTACTTTGCGCTGGCTACGTACGAAACCGGGGAGTCACGCAAGGGTGACAACGCAAAACAACTTAAAGCGTTCTTCCTTGACATTGACTGCGGCCCTGAGAAGGACTACCCCGACCAACAAACAGCTATCGCGGCACTGCGCGATTTCTGTAAAAGCGCAAAGCTACCTCGACCCACGATGGTTAATTCGGGGCGTGGTGTGCACGTGTACTGGCCTCTGACCGAGGCAGTCACGGCAGATGTATGGGTGCCTGTTGCCGAGCAACTCAAAGCCCTGTGCAAACTACATGGCATGGAAGCCGACCCGTCTGTCACAGCGGACGTGGCTCGAATACTGAGGGTGCCCAACACCTTCAACTTCAAGGACGAACCACCCCGCGAGGTGTTGATCCTTGGCGAGGTTTCCAAGCCTGTTGAGTTTGAGGCGTTCAAAGCATTGATGGGTGAGGTGCCTGTCACTGCACGGAACTTTGTGCCGAAGGTCATGGACGATGTGACCAACGCACTGGCTGGTAGCTTCTCAAACTCATTCAAGCTGATCGTGCAGAAGACCGCCGCAGGGCGTGGATGCGCACAGATTCAGAAGGTCATACAGGAACAAGCTACCCTGAGTGAACCCATGTGGCGAGCGGGTCTGTCCATTGCGAAGTTTTGTATTGATGCTGAGAAAGCCATCACCAAGATTTCCTCGGGGCACCCAGACTACGACCGCAGGGAGACGCAACAGAAAGTCGAATGGATCAAAGGGCCATACACGTGCGACAAGTTTGATGAGTTCAATCCTGATGTTTGCAAGGACTGCAAGCACCGTGGAAAGATCAAGTCACCTATCGTGCTGGGACGTGAGGTTCTGGAAGCCACCGAGGAAGACAACATTGTAGAAGATGTTCCTGAGAACGTCGAGGTTCCCAAGCAAACGTACGTGATTCCGAAGTACCCCGAGCCGTTCTTTCGTGGCAAGGCTGGTGGCATCTTCAAGCGTATGAAGAACAAGGAAGGTGACCCCATAGAGGTGCCGATTTATCACAACGACTTTTATGTTGTGCGCCGACTGCGCGATCCTGATGTGGGTGAGGCTGTCGTAATGAGACTGCACCTCCCCAAGGATGGGGTGCGGGAGTTCACCGTTCCATTGGCGTCGATCCTGAGTAAGGACGAGTTTCGCAAACACATGGCGGCGCATGGCGTTGCCGTTATCAAGATGGAAGAACTTATGTCATATACAGCATCGTGGGTCAACAAACTTCAATCAACCGCACAGGCTGATGAGGCACGTCGTCAGTTCGGTTGGTCTGATGAGTTGCTGTCATCGTTCGTGGTTGGAAGCAAAGAGATTCGCGCTGACCGTGTTGACCACAACCCACCTGCAAACTCCACAGTGCGTATGTTCCCGATGTTTCAAAGCAAGGGCACAGTCGCTGGTTGGACGGAGATCATGGACTTCTACAACCGCGAAGGCATGGAGTTACACCAATACATCATTGGCTTGTCTTTCGGTTCACCGTTCATGGCCTTTGTGCCGCAGTGCGCCTCACTGTTTCACGTGTACAGCCAAGACCCCGGACTTGGCAAGACCACAGCGATGATGGCAGGTGCAAGTATTTGGGGCAACCCTGAACTGATCTTGTTGCGTGAGGTCGATACGCATGCGTCGAAGATGAACCGCGCCGAGGTGTACAAGAACATCTTCTTGCCAATTGATGAGATGACCAACGTCAACCCCAAGGAAGCAAGTGACTTCTTGTACCAACTCACTGGCGGTATGCAGAGGAATCGGCAGAGCCAAAGCGCCAACATGGAGCGGGTGCGTGGAGAGACGTGGCACACCAACGCATGCAGTACAGGCAACACCAGTCTGCTCGGTCGCGTTCGGATGTACAAGGCAATCCCCAAAGCCGAAGCCACACGTGTGTTGGAGTACGAAGCACAGAAGTTTCACTTTGACACCAAGGCCGAGACAGATGTGCTGAGTCGGAATCTGTACGCACACTACGGACACGCTTGCGTTCCGTTCATGCAGTACGTGATCGCCAACATGGAGGAGTGCCGTACGCTATTCCTGCAAACACAAGAGCGTATCGACATCGCGGCTGGACTGTCACAACCACACAGGTTCTGGTCTGTTCAGGCGGCATCGGCAATCACTGGATTGTTGATCGCCAAGAAGATTGGTCTGATCAAGTTCAAGGTGTCTGACATCGTGACTTGGCTGATCAAGGTTATCGAAAAAGCAAAGACGGAGATTGAAAACATGAGCGGCACCCTTGAGGACACCCTGACGAGTTACCTCGCCGAGAACTACAACAACATCCTGCGCATCAAGAGCACAGACGATGCACGTACAGGCGCTGACGCGCTTGAGCACCTGATCCTGCCCGATGCGTCACCACGCATCCAGTTGGTCGCACGGTACGAGTACGACATCAAGAAGATGTATCTGTTGCCCAAGCCCCTGCGTGAGTGGTGCGGTAAACAGCAGATCAACTATCAGACGTTCGTTGAAAGTTTGAAGACAGGTCAGACCCGCGCCGTGGTGAAGAAGATTCGCATGGGTAAGGGGACACACATGAACTTACCTCCGAGTGATACCTTGGTGATTGATTGCAGCGAGTTCATGTCGGATGAGGTCGAGCAAACTTTGGCGGCGGCACATGTCTCAATCAACCTTCCCGCAACCGTACAGCAAGCCGATCAACCCTGACGGGGTTGAGATCAAGGTACGCTGGAGTCTGTTTCCCGTAGGTGCATCAGTGTTTATCCCCGCGATAAACCTATCAAAACTTATCAGACAGATGCAACGGGAAGCAGACTTGCGTGAGATTCGGCTCGTTCACGCCGAGCGGATTGAAGCAGGGAAACTGGGGGTTCGCTTTTGGAGGGTCATGTGATACAGTGACGGTGGCGGTGATTGCAGTTGCCGTCCGTTTCATCTCCCTCTCCTTCACAAGAGAAGTTCACTCCCCGCCTCGTGCGGGGAGTTTTTTCTCAGTCTTCCAAGTCTGCCGCCAACTCGTCCATCTCACTTCTGAGCTTTGGACTGATCGTGATACCGTGATACATCTTTTGGGTTGTGCGCTCATGTTGAGCCATCGAGCGGGAAATTGACTCACTCACATTACCCAGACCCGGATGTTTACTGTACAACTTGTTCAGCTTTTCACGCATATCTTCCATACCGTCAATGTCGTACGTCCGCTGGGCGGTGTAGTACTGGCGAAGCAGTTTGGTTTTCTGATCGTTTACGCTCTTGTCGATACCCTTGAGTCGTGCGTTGATCTCAAGTTGTTTCGTGTAGTCCGCAGGAGCAAAGCCGAACATCTGAGCGAAGGCGTTCCATGCGTTGACATCACCAACGATGGGGTCACCACGCAGGGTATTCGCACCCTCGGTGCCGAGGCGCACACCACGCATCACGTTACCCACACCTGATGGCAACATGGTTTCAATACCGCGCTGAACCTCGCCGTCACCGATCATGTTGGTGCCGCGCTGAATCTTGGTCGCAATACCGTAGACAGGGCCACCGAGCATCTCGGCAACGGTGTCAGCCAGCGATGCAGAACCCGACGACATCTTGTTGTCGCGGAAGATCAGATCGCCCAGACCAGTACGTGAGGCAACGTCGAGGTTGGTCATGTAGTTGATCAGACCCTTGTATGCCAACTCGTTGGTGCTTGCACGCACCACGGTGCCGAAGTCTTCATCGTCATCATCAGCAAACATGTTGTAGATCATGGCAAGCATGCCGAACAGCGGTAGACCTTGCAGACCAGAGAAGATCGCGGCGGTGCCGTAGATACCAGCCAGTTGTTTCATGGCTTGCTTGCGCACCTCGGGGTCTTGCTTTTGCAAGGCTTCCTTGGTCATCTTGAACATCATGTAGTACATGGACACGCCGTAGCGTTTGAACATGAACAGCACCTTGCCGACAGAGCCTTGAGCGATACGGGGTGCCGAAGCCGCCGCAGTACCACCGTTGGTCATCTCGGTCATGTAGATCGCTTGGTTGGCGGCGTAAACTTCTTTCTCTTTGGCAGACAACGTGTCAGCCATCGTGCCGTCTTCGAGCTTCGCGTTCTTCTTGTTCAGGCGGTCGAGTTCAAGGTTGTATGCCGCAATCATGGACACC